CGGTGGTCGCCATATCATTTTTATTCTTTAATATCTTTCTATCTTTGCTAGTCGTATTACCTTCATTAGCGTAATGATCTTGACCTTTTATAAACTCTAGTTCTACTTCAGTCAGATCACGACCAAACTTAAAGAACGCTACAGGAGTCGGGAATAAGTTATTTATATTCACGCAACCGCCTTTTCAAATTCTTCAACTTCACTCTGCATACGCTTTAAATCTTCATCAAGCCATATCGTAGGAATACTGTCCTCAAACTCACGAATCTTATCCATTACCCAAACTACCTCATCCCAACTAGGGCATGGTCTAGGGTCATCCCAACGAGTAAACATCGTATTAGATATTTCCCATTTAGCATTAGGACGCAATAACGACATTGCCATATCAATGCCATACATTCTGTAGAGTTTAGTTTCCATGTATTTATTGGTTGATTTTAATAATTACGATGCCGGAACCGCCAGCTCCACCAGTTGATCGATAAGACCCACCGCCTCCACCGCCCGTGTTTGCGGTTCCTGCTGTTCCATTAGCAGCACCAGAACTTCCAGCACCACCACCACCAGTTCCACCGCCACCACCAGTAACAGCAGAACCGCCTCCACCTCCACCGGCATAAGTAACGCTACTTCCACTTATAGATGAAGCAGTTCCGTTCCCACCAGCTCCAGCATCATTACCTGATGGATTTGTGGAGGAAGTTCCTGCCGCAGAAGCCCCGCCGCCACCACCAGCAGCAAATTCACCACCAGCAGTATATCCATTACCACCATTATTTCCTTGTGATGGCGAAGTGTTTGGAGTATTACCAGTGCCTCCGGTAGTTGTTCCAACACCTCCCCAACCTCCCCCACCAGAGCCACCAGCTTGAGCAACTTTAGTTCCACCAGCGCCACCGCCACCGCCACTTCCACCACCAGCAGAAGTTATTGATGAAAATACTGAATTCGCTCCATTAGTTCCACCGTTTGATGTACCACCAGTTCCACCAGCTCCAACTGTTATCGTGTATTCAGTGCCAGCAGTTACAGATAAAGATGTCCCTGTTCTAAAGCCTCCAGCACCACCACCGCCACCTACATTCCAATACCCGGTTTGATTTGCGCCACCACCTCCACCGCCAGCAACGACTAAATAATCAACGCTAGTCACACCTGTTGGTGCTACCCATGCAGTAGATGATTTAAACGTAAAGACTGTTTGTGATGCTACGGTGTAAGAAAGAATGACTATGCCGGAGCCGCCATCACCACCTGCACCACCATTACCACCGCCACCTCCACCACCGCTTCCAGTATTTGTAGTTCCAGCAATTCCAGAGCTAGTATTTGCAGCACCATTACCGCCGCCGCCAGTTCCACCTGTACCAGCAGTTCCACCAATTGAAAATAATCCACCACCACCACCACCAGCATAGGTTACTGATGAACCCGAAATAGTTGATGCAGTTCCATTTCCACCATTACCAGCTAAATAAGGAGAAGATGTTTGTGCGTTTCCACCAGTTGCTCCGGCAGCACCACCACCTCCACCAATGCCGACAACACCAGAAAGAGCATATCCAGTTCCACCATTATTTCCCTGACTTGGAGACGTTGAAGGAGTGTTCCCAGTTCCAGCCGTTGCGGTTCCAGTTCCACCTCCACCACCACCGCCTCCTGAACCACCATTGCCACCGCCAGTAGGAGAACCGCCACCTCCACCCAAACCACCGCCGTTAGAAGTAATGGTTGAAAATACTGAATTTGAACCAACCGCACCAGAACCATTTGAAGCACTTGATTTTCCAGCACCACCAGCACCAACTGTAATAGTGTAATCAGTTCCAGCAGTTACACTAAATCCTGTACCAGTTCTAAACCCACCAGCAGCACCGCCGCCACCTCCACCGTTTCCAGCACCACCACCACCAGCTACAACAAGGTAGTCAACACTTGTCACACCTGTCGGAGCAGTCCACGTTCCAGACGCAAGAAAACGCTGAATGACGGTGTAATTACCGCCACCACTTACAGCCAACGCTTGCATTAACTTAGTATAAGCAAACATTCTTACCCTTTATGGTGTAAAGTTTTGAATAAAACTTCCGTACCAATTAGTTCCGTCAGCCGTAAATGTCAAAATATCCATTCTTCCAGCCGTAGCTGTAATCGTCGGAGCAGTACCACCAGAAAATTTAACGCCAGTAAACGTAGCCGTACCATTACCAGTAGATGCAGCCTGTTTCAGTAACAATATGAATGATTTACCTGCTGTAGCTGTAGGCATAGTAAACGTACACGCTGTAGAAGCTGTAAGCGTAGCTGTCTGAACTGTACCGTTAGTCAAAGACAATGTGTTGGATGTTGTGACCGTACCAATAGCCACAACAGACTCAACGTAGTTAGTGATTGTCGGATTATTGACAGTTGGAGACGTAGCAAATACTAATGATCCTGAGCCAGTTTCCTCAGTAACCGCAGACGCTAAGTTTGCTGCTGAAGGAGTAGCCAAGAACGTAGCAACGCCAGTACCTAAGCCACTAACACCAGTTGATATTGGCAGTCCTGTAGCATTAGTCAACGTACCTGATGATGGCGTACCTAAAGCACCACCCGGAGCAACAAAGTCCGTTCCAGCAGTCGCAGCACTAAACGCTGACGTTCCATTACCCTTAACGATACCTGTTAGCGTACTAACACCTGTACCACCATCAGCCACAGCTAAGTCAGTAATGCCAGTAATCGTTCCACCACTAATAGTTGCGCTAGTAATTGCTAATGAAGCAACCGTATTACCTGACTGTATTTTGTCTGTGTTTAGGTTCGTGAAGTTATCATCAACCTCTGCAAAACTTAGTGCCGAACCTTTACCAGCACGAGTGACAATTGTTGACATAATTTACCTTACGCTAAAGTGACTGATAAATTACCAGCAGTTATCTTAAATATATCGCCATTTGCAATTACTTTACTGGTATCCAACGCTGTGTGATAAAGCAGATTACCGCCAGTTACCGCATCACGAATACCAACAAAAGCAACAGTTCCCCAATCAGCCGTACATTGTGGATACTCGATAGCCGTACTATTCGTTGATGCACCGTTACTAGGAGCACCCATCGTAATAGCCTGACGAGCATACGATCCACCAGATACCTCTGTGCCTGTATCTGCATCAGTAGGATCAGACGTATATAAAGCTAAGAAAGTCGTAGTCGGTGCGGTATAAGTCGTACCACGCAGAGTTCCGTTAATTAGCGCATTTTCTAAGTAATTACTCATTTCTGCCATGATTTACCTCACTGACATTGTCATAGGTTGACCGCCATATTCACTACTCTGGTCAGCCACATTGATTGTTGAAATAGCACGATCATACAAAGCACCCCAAGTCTGGAGTCTTGCATCGTTCATTAGGTAAGGCTCAGCTTCCCCCAATGCAGCATAAAGCAGAGCATCAGGATAGTTAGCTAAAAATACATTCGATGGATTAGTGGAGCTTAGGACTGGTGGCTTATAGTAGTACAGCATTTGTGCGCTATAAGCAGTATCAGGAATAGGAGCGAATTGAATCTCTGACGATAAAATCGTATAGTTCAATGGCTTACCTGAATCCGTTGTCCTAGCTATTGCAAAAAAAGCATTAGGAGACAGATACGTTATTGGACTAGCAGGAGTAGTGCGTAAATGTACGTCACGCATCTCTAGGAAGTCGTTAGGAAGCCCGATAGTCTCTGTACCTGCTACGGTATCAGCACGAGCTACAACGAGCATCTTGCGTGTTCTAAGCTCCCTAGAGAGCCTAGCTTCAGCCAGAGATATAAAGTCTGGAATCTGGTCTGTTAGGTCACTACGAGCTAGATAGTTTGCTATCGTAGTCTTTAAATCCGTATAGCTCGTAAATGCCATAACTATTTCCCTGAGTTGTGTCTCTCCACAGCCCCATCTTCTACATCATCCCATCGGTATTCATACGTTCCAATGTGACCTATATGCATAGACAGACTGTGATCTACATACGTCTGGAATCCGTTATCTAAAGCCTTGACGCAGAAATGTACATCTTCGCCAATAATGCCCTTAGAACCCCAGCCTACGTCATACCACGGCTTTTTAGTAGCCTCGAATACATCTTTGTGAATCATTACTACGCCACCACCTACAGCCGTACAAGGCTCAATACCTTCTTTACCTTTAGAGTCTATTTTATGCCAAGCATGATTAATAATCTTGCCATTTTCATCTTTTTCTATCTCTAAATTCAATGCTGTAGGTAACGTAGGCTTGCGTCTAGTTACTGCATTAACTCCGACAATCGGTACATTCCTGCTTAACAATATCTCTATCGTATCGCTAGGAAACCGCATATCTGAATCAATGAACAGAATGTAGTCACAACCATCTTTTAACGCAGCTTCAACCAGCTTTTCTCTCTGGTCAAATATCAACGTACCAGCCATTGTGTATAACTTTAAGCCGTGTTCATTAGAACCACACCGAAACTTAGAATCTCGTCCTACCATCTTCGCAAAGTCAAACGCAAAGCCAGTATGAACTTCATCTCTAGCGGGAACACATACTCCAACAGTAGTTCCCATTAGATAGTTCCTTTATAGACTTTCCAAGCTGCATTATCGGAATCATTGAGCCACCGAGCAAAGGCAGGATCATCAACAATTACAAAACCTTTCATAATACCTTTCTTATTCAAGTCATCAATGACCGTAAAAGGTATTCGAGCTACGTGATGTAATTCTTTAAGATTTCCTTGTCTTGCCTTGTCTATCTCTCTGATATGGTTGTTACTATCAAGTATCTCAGTAACATCCTGTTTAGTTTCGATGATAATGCCACCATCACCGTCCGCATGTACAACCTGTTGTCTATATTCCATAAGTCCTCGTAAATGCCCCCAGAGACGAATCCCTAGGGGCTATTCAATTACAGAGCCATGTTCAAGTCAGCAACGATACCGTGAGCGGCTTCGTTCTTAACTTCCAATGTGCACTCAACCAAAATCTGAGTCTTGTCAGCATCACCAGCTTTTGCAAGCTCGTTAGTCATGAAAGGACGCAGATAAGCGATTGCAGCGTACTCAGGATCAAGCACCAGAGCATCGCGTGTACGCATAAAAATATTAGGAACCACGCTCATTGAACCAAAATCGCTCAAATAAACGTCTGCCGCGCCGACGATAGTAGCTTGACCAACAGCACCACCACCACCAGCATTGACGTTATAACGATAAGCCGACAGACCTGTGAAGCTAGATACTTTCTGTTTACCAGTAGCACCAACCATCAGAATCTTAGGAGTACCGCCCGAAGCAAATACCTCAGCAACTACTTCTTTCAGCAGAGCCTCAGTAAATGTACGTGTGTTACCGTCTGTACGTGTAGATACACCGATAGTTGTTGGATCACCACCGTTAGTCTGGACTGACGAGTTGGTCTTAATCCATGACAGCAACGAACCCATCTTACGAGCGGTTGAGTTAGTAGTACCAACTGCACGACCTTGATTAGCCAACAGGATAGTTTCCAAGTCACGCTTGAGTTCTTGCGAAGCCTTAGCCAACTGGTATGCCTTCTCAGACTTACGACCTGCTTTGTTAACTGTGTCCAGAGTGCCAGAGACTTTGATAGTCTTTTGCAGAATCTGTGTGTAGTTACCCAAGCGAGTTGTAGGTGACAAAGTAGCGTCAGAAGCGTCAGCACCTTCAACAGCAGCGTTGTTGGTAGTTGCAGCAGCCAACGAGTCAGTCTGCCACTCGTGGAAAACAGCAGTAGCTTTAGTCTTACCAATAGAACTCATGAATGGAGTAGTAGTTGGCGAGATGTCATAAATGATGTCGGTCAAATCTTCACGCTGACCGATTGCGTCGTAGGCGTTATAAATTGCCATGATTCAATCCTTTATAAAAATCGTTCAAATACACTAGCTGCATCGCGGACATTACCGCTAGACTTAGCTCGTGCCTTTAGTTTCTTCAGTTCTTCAGCACTACTATCTCTAGGTTTGCTTACGCCTGACTTAATCGCTTTAGGAGCCTCCGTAACCTTCTTGGTTATCGCTGGCTTACTTGCGACTAACTTATCGTACTGCATCGCCTTATACAGAGTTAGTACAGCCCGACTATCATAGACAGCCGCTAATTCGTTATCAGAGAATCCAATCTGCTTACCAAAAGCGCGAATATCATTTCTGATAGCCTCACCCTTAGCAGGATCAGTAAATTCAGGGATAGCACTAGACAATTTCTGCATTTCCTCAGCCACTACGTGCTGCATCTGTGCTTGTCTATCCTGCTCCTGTTGCTGATTAATCCGTGATCTCTCAGCTTGTACAGCAGCTAGTTGCTTATCTCTCTGAATCATCTCAGCTACCTTTACAGAGTATCCAATAGGATCAGTCTCTTTCAGGTACTCAAGATTTTCCTCTTGTTGAGGAGTAAGCATTTGTTCAATCATCTCTAATCGTTGCGCGTACGTATCACGCATTGCTTTAGCTTCTTGAACTGCCTGACGCTCTGCTTCTACAGCTTTGCGCTCCTCTGCTACTGCTTGCGATTTCTTGGTGTAATCCGTGCCAAGTTGATAAGACTTGATAAGCTCATTAAGCGTTACCTCACGTTCTTCTCCAGCCGCTTTGACTAGATACGTGGGTTGCTCTTGCTCATCACCGTCATCATCCTGTTCTACCTCAGACTCATCATCTGATTCGGCATCGCTTTCGTTAGCTTCTGAAGCGGATTCTGGTTGTTCCTTATCGGAGCCATCTTCCCGATCCATCATGCTCAAGAAAGCGTTAGCTGCACCTTCTACCGTTAACTCACCACTACCTTCCGGTGTCGTGTTCTGAGTATCGCTCATTTATGTTTCCTTAATTATATCGCCAACCGGACGATTCGGACTACAAAATCTTTAACTTTTTTTCGTCAATAATCTTCTGATCTGCCAATCCTTGAATGTAGTTATCAATGGACTCTAAGACTCTGAGACGTAGATACGCTTCTTCACGTGTCTCTATATCCCCATAGCCGCTATTTAAAAACTTAGCTATCTCCATACCTCTGAGTTCTTCCATCATATCGATGAAGTAATCGTCTCTTAGTAGGTTATTTGCCCAATCTGATTTCTTCACGCCATACCCTTAGTCAATGCACCTAGTTCACGCAGAGCTTTCAACGTCAACTCAGTCTGCTTGTTCTTTGTGTCCTCGTCAGCTAAGTCCATAGCCAGTACAGCTTGCAATTGCTTAACTGCTAACTCAGCTTCTTTAATACGAATCTCAGCCGAGTCCTTCTGGTTCTTCATATTGATTTCTATGCCCTTTCGGGTAAATTCGGCTTCAAGCATTTGCCTCTCAAGGTCAAGTTTCGCCGCATCAATTTGGCTCTTAGCCTGAGTCTTTTCTCTTTCCACCTCTGCCAGCATCTTAGCAACCTCTGCCTGTGCGTCTGGGGATGGAGGCTGTGGCTGAGATAACGCAGCATTTTGCTCTGGCGTAATTTCATTCATAAACTCGTTAGCATCTTTGAAACCTGCCGATTCAATGAACTTTGCTAGAGTATTGCGATACTGACCGATAGATACCAATGGATTAGACGGACCATATTGCTGAATAATCTGCTCTTGCTTGGCTAGAACCATTTGCAACATAGCTAACTTCTGATCTCTGTCACCTGAACCTAGACCCACATTAACGCTAATATCGTACTGGTTAGCCCATGTTCTAGGGTCAAACTGAACGTACTTACCACGCATACGAACGACACGAGGCTTGTCCTGATACTTGCCCAATAGATGCAATATGCCTTTAAACAGACTCTTTACACCTGTTTCAGCAAAGATACGAGCAATCAACTCCAGCTTGCCAGAGTTAGACTTCATCATGGCAGCTACAGCAGTAGCCGTAACATTACTCAGAATGTCTGGATCAAGTCCTTGCTGTGAATCGCTAACACCTGTACGTTTAGCCTGAACTGCATCCAAGTATTCCAGCATAGGCATAGCCTGACCGAACGTACTCTGAACCGTTAGAGGAACCAACGCATTAGGATTCTTTAAGCGGATAACACCACCCGGAGTAGCGTTAAGCAAGTCATCCATGTTGACCTGACCATCTACAGCACCGACTCGATTGTTGTTAGTTAGATACAGATTATCCAAGCTCTGACGAGTTATCGTGGACTTCTGTAGCTGAATATCCATCGTTCGATCTGCCAACGATTGACCGAAGAACTTATGCGGAATAGGAATAGGACAGATAGAGTGAAATGGAACATAGTCTGTTTCCTCGTCCTCAAGTATCTCAGAACCGCAATAGACAATACGCCGTAACTCAGCAATACCGTCATCATCTTCGTCAATACGGATATAGCACTCGTACACCTCTAGCGTCTGCATAGAGAAGTCTAAGCTAGTGTTCTGGTCTGGCTGTTCACCGTTAGGGAACCTTGCAATACGCTCAGGGCTGAACTCAAGATCATTATAAGTTGGCAAAGCGTCAACTGTATCCTGATCGTAGCCAATAGCAATTAACTCTGAACGAGTCATCAACCGACGATGCGCTACGAAGCTAGCATCTTCAATAGTCTTGGCTGACTTAGAGATAAGGAATTCTTCAGGCGGTACGTTCTCAATCTTTACCTGACCTGATTCTTTAATACGTTGTACATACACTTCAAAGCTAGGAATCTGGATAACATTACCCATCATATCAACTTGCTCTGTGTATTCTATTTTCTGCTTGATAACCTTTAGAGTCTGATCCGATAGCAATAGAGCTAACTCATCCTCTGATAGATTCTCGTATTCTTCCTTAGTTACGTCTGTTTTTTCATCCCAGTACGACTTAACTACGCCTACCTTTTGCAGCAGAGCATCTTTAAACCAGTTGTGAAGGATAAGCATCCCATCATTATCACGATAGAAAGCCCAGTTACAGTAGTCCGTAGCCTGTCTAGCTGATTCCTCGTCTTGTGGACCTTTAGGCTCAAAGTAGACAATATCTTCAGTAGTCGTAAAGACACGCATCAATTGTGGCAATGCACCATCGATAGCCTCAGCTACCTCACCAGTTACGATCTGGCTACGACCTTCTTGCTCATTACCGTAAGGATAGCGTAAGTAATACTCTAATGCCCTCTTACGATCTTCGGTAGTTTCGGTGTCAAGATAGCCAATAGAGTTATCTATTTCGTTCTCAACAATACCTTTTACTTTGCCTTCATCCATCATAATGCGTTCCTCTTAGGATTTTCGCAATTATACAATCCATTTAGTGTTAATGGGCAAATCTGACTGCCATGAAGTCTCGTCTTGGTCAAGGCTTATCGCTAAGTACCTAAATGCGTCTGAAGCATGGCTAGACCAGTCATGTAACGGCTTGTCGTAGAACACCTGCTGACGCTCGTTATACTCCCTACGGTAGTTTCTGAGAGCATCCAGACCTGTCTTAGTCTTATGATCGAACCAACATTGCGGCAATAGCCTTCTAACGGCTTGAATACCGTCTGCAATCGATAAACGAGGAGCGACAGTTATATCCAGTCCAGCTTCCTGCAAAACCTCTTTACGGCTCTTTCCTGTGCCTAGCTCTCTGACTTCGACATCATGAGGCAAGAACTGCGTGTAGCCTTCGTAGCCGTTATCTTTGAGCCAGCGTACATACCAGTCCAGACCGACTCCGTGGTTCTCCGTGAAGTCAATGAGTCGTACCTCTTTTCCAACCACCTGAGCAACCCACAGAGAAGTAGAATCGCTAATCCCCAAATCCCAAGCAACATAAGACTTACATAAGTCATCACGTTCGATAGTGGTGACCCGGTTCTTCTCCTCAAGATTGTTGATAATCTGCCCATAATAAGAACCCTCTACGGCTGCATCAAAGCTGCACTCAAACTCTTGGTTGTACTTATCATCGCCCATTTCCTTACGAGCGTCTCTAAGTTCCTTTTCCGCTAGTATCTTTGTGTCACTAGCCTTGAACTCTAGTAGCTTCCAGCCTTCAGCAGTCTTAGCCCTGTCTCTAAACTCTGCGAAATGGTTCCTACCTTTAGGTGTACCAATGAATAAGCACCATGTAGGAGCCTCATCAGTATTCCTATCCGCTAACGCTGGACGTATAACCTCATTCCATATCTTAGGGTTCTGATCCCCTATTTCATCAAGAATAACGCCATCAAAATACTGCCCGCGAAGGCTATCAGCATTATCGCTACCGTAAAGGCTAATCCTACGACCCCAAAAGTCAACTCTAAGTTCGCTGATATTAGCAACAGCCCCAAGAGGACGAGTAAATTCCAACAGGTAATCCCATGCCACACGTTTGGATTGAGCATAAGTTGGAGCAATATAGGCAAATCGTGGGTTTTGTTTAGTGCACTCAATGGCAGCCTTGATTAGATGGTTAATCGCGCTAACAGTCTTGCCCATACGACGATGTGCGACTACTACTGTAAACCTGTGCTTGTCTACTGCCTCATGAATCAGCCTTTGCTGCTCACGTGGCTTATAAGCTATCTCAATTACTTCTGCCATGTAACCACGTGCTGCTGAGGAGCACCATCA